AATGATGCAGAACCCAGACTTAAAACCTGAATTTGATATATATCCGAATGCGATGATGGCATACCTAGCCGGCATGGTTGCACAAACAAACTGCATGCTTACAAAACAACTCGCTGACTACAAAGTATACGTTTTAAATAACTTAGTCCAGATCGTCCATGACAAAGAGAGTAACCAAAAAGAAAAGATTGCTGCGTTACGAAGTATAGGCGAGATAGACGGTGTTGATGCATTTAAGAAGAAGACAGAAATTACACACAAACACGAGACGATGGAAGAAGTTGAGACCGAGCTTCTAGCCATGCTAAGTGAGCTAAAACAAAAAGCAGTATTAAAACCAAAATCTCAAACGGTAGACGTTGAGTTTACGATGAGTAAAAAAGAATCCGATGACAGAGAAGAAACCAAAAATAACTAAGAAAGAAATTGAAGAACTACAGGCACTTTTTCCTGACGCGGACGAAGAGCAAAAAATTAGACTTCAAAAACTTCTTAAAGTGTATAAAGGTAAGGTTGTCGAGAAGTCGGGCAAAGAAACATTTTTAGATTTTATACAACACGTATATCCAGGGTACATGATAGGAGCGCATCATCAGAAACTTGCTAACATATTTGAGGCAATTGCAAAAGGCGACAAGAAACGAGTTATTGTTAACATTGCTCCTCGGCACGGTAAATCGGAGCTTATATCCTATCTTGCACCAGCGTGGTTCCTTGGTAAGTACCCACATAAGAAAGTTATTATGGCATCTCACACAGCTGATTTGGCAGTCAATTTTGGCCGTCGTGTGCGTAATCTGGTGGGTAGTGACGCATATAAAGACATATTTCCACAGGTAGAACTACAAGCTGACAGTAAATCAGCGTCACGATGGGGGACAAATTTTAATGGTGAATATTTCGCAATTGGTGTTGGTGGTGCCCTCGCTGGTCGCGGGGCTGATTTGTTTATCATTGATGATCCACATTCCGAGCAGGACGCCAAGTTGGGACGATCGGATGTTTTTCTGCCTGCTTGGGAGTGGTTTCAGTCTGGTCCATTACAACGTCTTATGCCGGGCGGTGCGATTATTGTAGTGATGACGAGGTGGTCTAAGCTTGACTTGACAGGTCAGATAGTGAACCAAATGATTAAGCACGATGAGGTAGATCAGTGGGAAGTGGTTGAATTTTCTGCTATTATTGAAGACAAGGACGGCAACGAAGCGTCATTATGGCCTGAGTTCTGGCCGTTAAAAGAGTTATTAGCTAAGAAAGCTGCGTTAGATGTTAGGTATTGGAACTCACAGTATTTACAGAACCCAGTATCAGAAGAAGGTGCGTTAATCAAGAGAGAGTGGTGGAAGATATGGGAAGGTGAAGATCCACCTAGTTGTGAATTTACCATTATGTCGCTTGATGCCGCACAAGAAGCGTCCAACAGAGCTGACTATAATGCACTTACCACTTGGGGTGTCTTTTTTAACGAAGAAACCAATAACTATAATATAATACTATTAAATGCAATTAAAGAACGACTTGAGTTTCCAGAGCTCAAAGAGATGGTACTTCGTGAGTACAAAGACTGGGAGCCAGATGCATTCATGGTCGAAAAGAAATCTAACGGTGCCGCACTTTATCAAGAAATGCGTAGGATGGGTTTGCCTATTGGTGAATTCACACCTGGTAAAGGACAAGACAAGATTAGTCGAGTCAATGCAATCTCTGATTTATTTAGAAGTGGTATAGTATGGGCGCCTGATAGACGATGGGCTAAAGAAGTTATTGAAGAGTGTAATGATTTTCCTAGTGGTGCTAATGATGACTTGGTGGATAGCACAACACTAGCATTGATGCGGTTCAGACAAGGCGGATTTATTAGGTTACCAAGTGATGAGCCTGAAGATATAGCAGGATTTAGAAGTTCTCGAAACAGATTATACGCAATATAAGGAAACGATATGGCAAACAACATAGATAAAAGTTTATCACAAGCACCTAAAGGCCTAGAAGAATTAGCGATGGGTCAACCAGACCTTTCTATTGAGATTGAAAACCCAGAGAGTGTAACGCTTGATGACGGAAGCATGGAAATTACAATCATTCCAGGTAAAGATGTTGCTGGCGATGAATTCAATGCAAACTTAGTAGACGATATGGACGAAGGTCAGTTGACTGAGTTGTCAGGTGATTTACTTGGTGAGTACGATGCTGATATTAATTCAAGAAAAGATTGGTTAACTACTTATGTTGACGGCCTAGAGTTACTAGGTTTAAAAGTAGAAGACAGAACAGAACCGTGGCCCGGCGCATGCAATGTGTACCACCCCTTGATGACAGAAGCGCTGGTTAAGTTCCAAGCTGAAACTATGATGGAGACATTCCCCGCTGCAGGCCCAGTTAAAACAGTAATCATTGGTAAGCAAACAAAAGAAAAAGAAGACGCTGCCGAACGTGTTAAAGATGATATGAATTATCAACTGACCGACATGATGCCTGAGTACAGACCTGAGCATGAACGCATGTTATGGGGACTAGGTTTATCTGGTAACTCATTTAAAAAAGTTTATTACGATCCTAACATTGAACGCCAAGTATCAATGTATGTTCCTGCTGAAGATATTGTAGTTCCATACGGCGCATCTAATTTAGAAACAGCAGAGCGCGTAACGCATGTTATGCGCAAAACAAAAAATGAATTACATAAACTACAAGTAGCAGGTTTTTATCGTGACGTAGATTTAGGTGAACCGTTCTTAGATATCGATGAAGCTGAAAAGAAAATTGCAGAGAAGTTAGGGTTTAATCCTACAGAGGATGATAGATATAAGATCCTTGAAATGCATGTTAATATTGATTTAGAAAATGGCGATAGCGAAGATGGCATTGCGTTACCTTATGTAATAACAATTGAAAAAGGTACAGGTACTATATTAGCAATTCGTCGTAATTGGAATCCAGACGATAAATTAAAAACTAAGCGTCAACACTTTGTACACTACGGTTACATACCGGGTTTTGGTTTCTATTGCTTTGGTTTAATTCATTTAATTGGAGCATTTGCTAAATCTGGTACGATGATTTTACGTCAGTTAGTTGATGCAGGTACTCTATCAAACTTGCCAGGTGGACTTAAATCACGTGGTTTAAGAATTAAAGGCGATGACACTCCAATTGCTCCAGGTGAATTTAGAGATGTAGATGTACCATCAGGTGCAATACGCGATAACATTTTACCGTTGCCTTACAAAGAACCAAGTCAAGTTCTTAACCAATTAATGAATCAAATCATTGAAGAAGGTAGACGCTTTGCTTCAGCTGCAGATATGAAAGTATCTGACATGAGTGCTAACTCACCTGTAGGCACAACTCTTGCAATATTAGAAAGAACATTGAAAGTAATGAGCGCAGTTCAAGCTCGTATTTACTATGCAATGAAACAAGAGTTTAAATTACTTAAAGGTATCATTCGTGACTACACCCCTACAGAATACAGCTATGAACCAGAAGTAGGTGATAGACGTGCTAAACAATCTGACTATGATAATGTAGATGTTATTCCGGTCTCTGATCCAAACGCTGCTACGATGTCACAAAAAGTTGTACAGTATCAAGCAGTTATGCAAATGGCTCAAGCTAATCCACAAATATATGATCAAGTAGAACTAAACAAACAAATGTTAGAAGTACTAGGGGTTAAGAATATAGGTAAACTTATACCAAGTGCTGATGATCAAAAACCAAAAGATCCTGTATCAGAAAATATGAACATTATTAACGGTAAACCTGTTAAAGCGTTTATCTATCAAGATCATGAAGCGCACATTAAAGTACATATGACTGCTATGCAAGATCCTAAGATTGCACAACTTATAGGTCAAAATCCTCAAGCTCAAGTAATACAAGCAGCTGCAATGGCTCATATTAATGAACACATTGCCTTTGCTTACAGACAACAAATAGAAAAACAATTAGGAGCATCGCTTCCCGCTCCTGATGATACTTTACCTGAAACAGTTGAAGTTGAGTTATCTAAACTTACAGCACAAGCTGCTGAGCAACTATTGCAACTTAATCAAAAAGAAGTAGCACAACAACAAGCTCAGCAACAAGCACAAGATCCGTTAATTCAAATGCAACAACAAGAGTTAGCAATCAAACAGCAAGAAGTTCAAATCAAAGCACAAAAATCTCAAGCAGATATTGAATTAGATAAAGCAAGATTAATGCTGGATAAAGAAAAAATTGACTCTCAAGAAAGAATTGAAGGCGCTAAACTTGGAGCTAAATCTGCATTTGATAAAGATAAATTAGAAGCTGATCAAAATGCTCGTGGAGTAGAAATAGGATTAAAACTTTCTGAAAAAGAACAAGCACAAGAACAGGATACACAATTAACTGAGGAGTAACACATGGACCAAACGCTAGAGCTATTATTGTCTCGAATAGATGATCAGCGCAAAACAGTTTTAATAAATTTAGGAGACGGAGCAGCAAAAGATTTTGCTTCGTATTCAAATATGGTCGGATATGTACGAGGTCTATCCGTCGCAGAAAGTATGAT